TATAGGGGCTGATGTCTCTCTGGGGGTAGGTCAGGACTACAGCGCAGCAATTGTAATGAACAACAGCTATGAAATTGTAGCTGTGTACCGCAATAACAGGATTGATCCTAGTATGTGGGGTGAATTACTTTTCTATCTAGGCAGATACTACAACAATGCTTTCTTAGCAGTAGAATCCAATTCGATGGGTATCGCTACACTACAGAAGCTAGAACAAATGGGTTATCTAAACCTATACAAACAAACCAAGATGGCTAATGTGTCTAATGAAGAAGGTATGCGACTAGGGTTTAGGACAACCTCTGCGTCTAAGCCAGTAATCATAGGTAACTTAAAGAATCTCATAGACAATGAGGATATAATGATACCCTCACCTGCTCTGATCAGAGAACTTAAGGACTATATCTCCACCGCTAGTGGGAAAACTGAAGCAGCTCCCGGCTGCTATGACGATACAGTTATTGCTCTAGCTATATGTGCAGAGGTATTACGTACACATTGGGATCGTCTAAACACAAGGAATGTATCATGGAGAGAACGGATATCAGATCTGGAAGAGGATCAGACCCAGTGGATCTAGAAGAGTTATTCTACGATTCTCTTATATGGTATTGGCTTGATGGTAAGGTTCCACATCACATGGTTCATGTGGACGAAGATAATGAACAACTTGAAGTTCTCTATGGGTACGCTTAGATTCTCTAAGTTCCTTATAGAAAATAGAGATTCCTGCATTGTCCTCATAACGCGCTGGTGGTCGCGGCAGGTAAACCACCACTAATTTACACAAACAGGAGGGTATAATGGGTGCTACAACTAAACACTATCTACCAAACGGTAAAGAACACAAAGGCCCAACTCATAAAAACGCTAAAGGAAAAGTTATGTCAGGTGCTACTCATACCAAGAACAGTAAGTTTCTGGTTCATAAAAAGCCTAAGACTAAGATGTGAGTGCTGTGATAACAGCTGTAAAAATAAATGAACACATTCGCTCAAGCAGATACTAACAACACAGGGGCAATTGAAAAACCCGAATGGGATGCCTTACTCTTAGATGATAAGCGTAGGCGTATAGAGGATGACGATGCCCATAGAGATCAAATCAGGAAGATGGCTTGGTTTGCTTTATGGGGAATGTTACTTTACCCTTTTGGGGTTGTTGGTACTGGTGCTCTTGGTTTACACCAAGCATCAGAAATCATAGGAAGTATGGCCTCTATATACTTTGTCTCTGTCGCTGGTGTAGTCTCTGTGTTCATGGGAGTTTCAAACTTAGTAAAAAAAAAGTGAGGAATCAATGAAAAGAATTTTAGATTGGCTTGAAAGATTAGCATACAAGTACAGTGATAATAATATACCTAAATATTTAAAAGGTAAAAGATGTAACGATTACTTAAAAGGTAAGGAATTATTTTAAAAGTAAGGAATTAAGGGCATGGCCCCACAGTTAGTTAGTTAGACCCACGGAGGGAGCTATGCGATTTATTGAAACAGAAGCACAAGATAAGAAAGAACCAAAACCTAAGAAGGAAAAGCCAGTCATAAAAGCAGGTAACAAAGATTACGACTATGCAAACTTGACTGACTCAAAAGAAATACTTACAGGCAGGGGTTCATTCTAATGGCATCTAATGGTTATAAAGAAAAAGTATCTGACGAAAGTCTACTCAACCTAATTGAGTATGGGATACAAGGATCTACAGGAGAGTGGTTAAACTCTTCTGATATGACTCTAGAGCGACAACGATCTACATATGAATACGCAGGTGTGGCGTCAGATCACTTAGCCCCACAGGGTGTGTCTAGTATTGTGGACACATCAACTACAGAAACTATCGAAGCATACACTGCTATACTCTCAGATTTGTTCCTAAACAATGGTAAGCTGGCTAGGTTTGTACCATATGACAATGGCCCCGGAGCTTTTAAGAATGCTAGGGATGCGTCTTTGCTTACAAACTATGCTATCTTCAAACAGAACAATGGGTGGGAATTAATCCAAACATGGATCAAAAGCGCACTACTCTGGAAGAATGGTATCATACGTTGGGACTATGTAGAAGGGTTTGACTACGAATTTGAAGAGTACGAAAAGATTTCTCAAGGGCAATTAGATATCCTCCTTGCTGATGAAGGAGTTGAAATCATTGGTAACCTTGAGTTTGAAAATGAACTGGGTGAATTAAACTTAGAGACAGGTGAGCAATCAGCTGAACTAATCTATGTAGATGTTCGTATTCGTAGGAAGAATGATAACTCTCGTGTGAAGATTGAAAACATTGCACCAGAAGCTTTCCGCATATCTCGTGATGCTAAATCAATTGATGATGCAAGTTTTGTAGGTATGCAAACTACCTTAACTCGTTCAGAGATCCGTAAGATGTGGCCTGATGTTGCTGACAATATAGGTGAAGACGAGTGGGACGAGCTTGGAGATGATAGTACATGGGATGGTAATACCAGCTACGCTGGGGATATTGCAGCCCGTAAATTTGTCACTGGTCAAAGTTATCAAAGTGGTCGTATGACAGAAGACATAACAGAGCTAGAAGCTAATCGTGAAGTAACTATTACAGAGTGCTGGATTAATGTAGATAGGGATGGTGATGGAGTTGCAGAACTTAAACATTTCATAATTGCTGGATATACAATCTTGTATGAGTGTGATGTAGATATGGTACCTCTTGCTTGCTTGTCTCCAATTGATATACCTTATGAGTTTTATGGCTTGTCTATAGCTGACTTCACAAGGTCATCTACTCTTGCATCTACTGCAATTTTACGTGGGTTCGTTGAGAATACATACTTAACAAACTACTCTCCTAAATTAGCTGATCCAAATGTTGTAGATTTCTCTGCTCTTCAGAACATGAAGCCAAAGCAAATCATACCGACTAATGGTAATCCTAATGGAGCTGTAGCTGCTCTGCCACCAGAAACAATTAGCACAGGGACTGTACCACTACTTGCACACTTACAGACTATTAAAGAGCAAGCCACTGGTATGTCTAAAGCTGCACAGGGTCTAAACGATTCTTTGTATGTCTCAGGTAACAGTGAACAGAAGTTAGCAGCGGTTCAGTCTGCTTCTCAGAAACGTATCCAGCACATAGCTAGGCGTTTTGCAGAAACAGGAATGAAGAGGTTGTGTGAGGGTGTCTATAAAACTATGCGTAAATGTTTAAAGACACACGCAAAGTTTAGTTACCAAGGTGTGTTTGCTGATATAGATGCAATGCAATTACCAGCTCGTATGGATGTAGAAATTTACTTAGACATAGGTGAGAACTCTAATCAAAACACTATTAAAAAACTTGAAATGATTGGATCTAAAGTACTTCCCGGACTTAACAGTCAAGGGCAGGGCATTGTAATAAAACCAGAAGCCCCTGCAGTACTTGCTACAAAACTTATAGAATCTATGGGTATTGATAGTAATGACTTTTTAGAAGACTACACAACTCCAGAGTTTAAAGAAAAAGCAATGAAGACTGTGCAACAACAATCTGAAAAGTCGCAGAAGGATGGAGCTCTTGCCCAACGTAAGATGGAAGCAGAAGCTTCTCTATCTGAGGCTAATGTTACATTTACTAATGCTCAATCTAAAAACACAGTTGATGATAACACTAAACAGTTAGCTATCTCTATAGATAAACACTTTCAACAATGGGCTGAGATCGACATCAAAGCAATTAAAGAAGGAGCACCTGCACCTACAAGACCTGACTTTAGTCAGATCATACAGGTTGCACAATCTATGATAGCAGGTAATCAACCACAGCCTCAGGCTAGTCCTGAAGTAGGTGGGATGCCACAACCTGAGGAAATGCCTCAACAGTAAGTCAATATAGCGGGGTTCTTAAGGAACCCTGCCTTACCTCATGGGGGTGTTATTATGGAAAAGAAACAACAGTGGCATTTATCTAAGTCATTACCTGCTACGTTTGTCTTAGCAATTGTATTACAGACCTTAGGGTTAGTGTGGTATATGTCAACGCTGGACAGCAACGTAACAATCAATGCTCGTGAAATAGCAAGACATGAGATACGCATTAACGAAATAGGAAAGACATCTCAGATGCAAGCAGTAATGCTAGGTCGTATAGATGAAAACATTAAGGCCATAAGGGAAGTTGTAGTAAATATGCAAAAGTTTAACCCTACTGGTAGGTGAGGTACATTTATGATAGATCCATTTACTGCAATCGCAGCCGCTACTGCCGCCTTTAACGGAATAAAGAAAGGCATAGAAGTCGGTAAGGATTTAACATCTATGGGAAGCCAACTGCAAAATTGGTCTAAAGCTATTTCAGATTTAGACTTTGCCCATGAAAAAGCAAGTAAACCCCCTGCATATAAAATGTTTACCAATACTCAAAGTCATGCTTTAGAAGCGTGGACTGCTAAACAAAAAGCTAACGAATTAAGAAATGAATTAAAAAATCATATCAGTTTCGTGTACGGCCCATCCGCTTGGAAGGAACTCGTAATCATTGAGGGACAGATGCGTAAAGAACAAAAAGAAGCTGTCTATCGTAAACAAGAAGCTGTAGACACTGCTATAAATTGGGTGCTAGGTATTGTAGTTGCTGCAATATCATTGGGGCTTATATCTGTAGTGATTTATTTTGTAGGGAAATCCCAAGGAAGGTGGTAATGTTTTTATCAGTACTTTTAATTTGTAGTTCACTCCATGTATCTAGTTGTAGTATAGTAGCTAATACAAAAAACCTATGGTATTCTGAAGAAGAATGTAAGAAACAATCTCTTTCTGTAATAGCTAAATTATCAGAAAATGGAATAGCTGTGTTACCTAAATGTTTTAAAATTGGTGAAAGCGCATAGCGTGAGGAGAAATTATGTCAAGTGAAGGAAAAGATCCACGATTAGCAAGAGCTGGGGTGTCAGGGTTCAATCAACCTAAACGTACCCCAAGCCATGCTACAAAGTCACACGTTGTTGTGGCTAAAGAAGGAAGCACTATAAAGACCATAAGGTTTGGGGAGCAAGGTGCATCCACAGCAGGTGCTCCTAAAGCTGGAGAGTCTGCTAAGATGAAAGCTAAACGGGCTTCATTTAAAGCTAGACATGGTAGAAACATAGCTAAAGGAAAACTCAGTGCAGCGTACTGGGCTGATAAGGTGAAATGGTAATGTCAACAAAATCCCCAAAAGCAAACAACCCAGCCCTTTGGTCTAGGGTTAAATCTGCAGCAAAAAAGAAATTTAAAGTATACCCATCCGCATACGCAAATGCTTGGGCTTCTAAGGAGTACAAGAAACGTGGTGGTGGTTGGAGTGGGCCTGACAACCGAGTATCTAAATCATGAAGAAAAAAGGAGGTTTAGGTAAATGGTTTGGCGAAGAGTGGATTGATGTTAAGACTGGTAAACCCTGTGGTAGAAAAAGTGCCAAGGGTAAGTCTAAACGGGCATACCCTGCTTGCCGTCCCAAGAGCGTAGCTTCTAAGATTACTAAAAAGGAAGCTGCAAAAAAGACTGGACCTAAGAGGGTCAGTTGGTCTACAACAGCATCTGGTAAAAAGAGAACCAAATCAACATAAGGAAATTAAATGGAAAAATATCGAGCTTCAGCTGAGAAGGTGCTGAAGGGTATACATCCCGATCTGCAAGCTAAAGAAGCATTATTGAAAGCCACCTTTGCATCACAGCAAAGAGAAGAGTTTTTTAATGAAGCATACGGTGACATACTCACACAGTACTTTACAGCTTGGCTAAGCACAGATCCACATGAAGTTAAAACCCGTGAGTTTATTTACAACTCAGCGTTATCGCTGGGCGATGTTAAACAGAAATTAATTAACTTTGAAACTTACGGTAAGAACATACCATACATTGAGGACAATGAACAATGAACGATATAGATTATTCACAATTGATAGTAAACCTAGAGACTATGATAAACCTTTTAGAGTACGACTCTATGAGATCTGCAGGTAAAGCTAAAATGAATTGTGTAAATTTAGTTGCTATGCATAGTTTAAAGCAGACTTACATAGCAAAAATAGAAACATCCAAACCAACGGTTACAAAACCTGCGGCTAAAAAAGAAGGATAATAAAACATGACAGAGCAAAATGAATCTCTACCCATACCGGATGATGTTCCCAGTTCTGCTGGTCCAAGCGAACAAGAACTCCTAGATGCCGTACTCTCTAAGTCTGAATTTATTCAGAACGAGATACCGCTACCAGAAGAGGAGGTCGAGGACGAGGACTCGGAAGCACCTGTAGAAGAAGACCCAGATGATACAGATGCTGCCGTTAGCGATGAAGAGTCTGAAGAGGAGACAGAAGAGACAACAGATGAGGATGGCGCAGAAGCCCCTACCCAAGACACTGATGTATTTTCTGTAGACGATTTAGATTTAGATGCCAAAGTTTCTGTCAAGGTTGACGGAGAACAAATGGAAGTCTCATTTGCTGATTTGCTGAAAGGCTATCAAACAGATGCTTCACTCTCTAAAAAGGGTCGTGAACTCGGAGAGGCACGTAAGGCCATTGACGAAGAACGTGTTACCAAGCTAGAACAGATTAGTAAAATGTCTGATGCCGCTGGTGCAATGTTGTCACTGGACGAACAAAAAATGGCTAAAGAATACCATGATATTGAAACCAAGATTAAAGAAGCTAGGGATAGTGGAGATACTTTTGAGTTAAGTGAATTAAAAGACAAACGTGAGCAAGCCCAACAAAACTATTGGACTGCTAGAAACACTCGTGAGAATTTATTAAAAACTGTTGAAGAGCAGAAAGTAAAAGCTAATGAGGAAAAGTTTGCCGAACAGATGAAACACTTCCAACAAAAGATTCCAGAAATGATTCCTGATTTCAGTGAAAAGGTTGCAGTAGAAATTCGAGAGTTTGCTCTTGAGCATGGTATAGCAGACGAACTTTTAAATGCGGTTGTAGATCCCGGTGTTGTTAAATTCATCGATGACTATAGACGATTAAAGAAAGGTATTACCAAAGGAGCTGCAAAGCGTAAGGTAACCCCAACTAAAAAGGTTCCAACTAAAAAGCCAGTCGCTGTTAATAAAAAAGCAGTAGACAAAGAAAATATGGTGAAGGCTCGTGCATTTAAAGAAGGCGCATCAAATGATGACCAAATGGACTATCTTCGCCAGTATGCCTCTAAATCTCTCAATACTTAATATCCTAGGAGGATTTTAAAATGGCAACAACTGGTGGTCGTAATATTACAAACCCATCCGGTCGATCAAATCAGACAGGCAAAGACGTATCAAATCGTGAAGATCTAGCGAACTTTATCGGAATGATCACACGGGACGAAACTCCTTTCCTTGCTTCGATTGGCAAAACAAAATCAACAAACATCTACCACGAATGGCAGACTGATGAACTCCAAGCTCCGGGCAATTCCCGTGTGGCTGAAGGTACAGACTTCCTGACAGCTGGTACATCACCTGCTAGTGGTGACGGTGCAGCCTCAACTATTGTTGGCCCATTCCGTACACGTTTAGGTAACTACACTCAGATCAACAGTAAAGTGATCTCAGTATCAGGTAGCCGTAGGGCTATTGATCAGGCTGGTGTAGCAGACGAATATGCTTATCAGTTGAAAAAGCGTGGAACTGAAATGCGGCGTGATATGGAGATGGACTTAGTTAATACATATAACGTCCAGACTACTTCTGGTGCTCGTAAGACTGGTGGATACCAATCTTTCATTAACAGCAGTGACACTTGTGTATTCAAAGGTTCTTTCACACAGCCAGCTACTCCTAACACTGGAGTAACATCTGTTACTGTAGCATCTGCGGGAACTAAAGCAGCTTTGGCATTGACAGACATTGACTCTGTTATGCAGAAGATCTATGAAGCTGGTGGTAAAGCATCTCGCGTAATGGTCTCTCCAAAGCTTCGCCGTGACTTCTCAGATCTTTTGATCGGAGCTACTGGTGTTCAGCGGAATATTGACGAAAGCGGAAAACTCCGTCAGTCAGTAGACATCTACATGTCAGACTTTGGTGACTTGATGGTAGTTCCAAACTACATCATGGGCTTGGCCTTCACAACAACAGACGCTACAACTACTCAGTTTGCAGCTAAAGACTCATGTGCTCTCATCTATGATCCACAGTGGTTTGCAATGGCAACATTCCGTCCAATGCAAGAAGTTGAAGTTGGTCAGAAAGGTGACTCAACAGTTGGCATGTTTGTTGAAGAATGGTCTTTGGAAGTTAAGAATCCAAAAGGCTGTGGCGCAATCTACGGTTTACAGTAAATTATAATATGGGAGGGAGGAATTATCCTCTCTCCTTTTTTATTCTATTAGGAGGTATAGAACATGATGGTAATTAGAGGAACAGTGGCGGCTAACACATTGGCTAACAACTTAGTTGGAGATATACTGCACTTACCTGCAGACAGATGTGCTTGGACTTTATCAACAATAGCTGCTGGTGGGTATCAAGTCGATAAGGCATTTTTTATGTCAGCGACAGCTAACGTAGTAATCACAGCACCAACCCTAGGTTTCATTGGTAAGTCTGGCAGGTTTGTTGAGATGGCTGTATAATAAGGAGAAGAGGACATGGCACGTTGGACAGTTACACCGGGAACAGAAAATAACACTATGAAAGGTACTATTGATTATAGTAACGATGGTAGTAGTGAATGGCAAATATATCAAGATGAGAAACCATTTTTAGAAAGCGCTAAGAAAGATCGTGATAATAACGATATGGGTTTGAATAAAAAAGATAAAGGTTTTAAAAAGTTTGCAACAGTTCCAGATATTGTAGCTATTGAAATAAAGAACAAATGGGGTATAGATCTGCATGATTCTACTACTATGCAAGATAAAGATCAAATGGCTAAGTTCATGATTATCTTTAAACAAAACTATGCTCACTTAATGTCTTACTAAGGAGATATAAATGTCAATTAAGAATTACGATGAGGGAACTGCCTCAATGGTATCGCTAGTGCGGAGTTGGTCAAACCGTGATTCACAAGCTCTCCCATTAGATTTAATTAAAGATGGTTTACGGTATGCAGCAGACACTGCATATCGTGAACTAGAAATTCCACCAATGGAAGAAACAACTTACTTTGTACTGCAAGGTGCAAACAACACGGCTGCTTTTACTAATGCAGGTGCTACATATAAAGGCACACTGCTTACAGGATCATCAGCAATAAACTCTACAGCACAAGCTACACTACCTGTACCCCCAGACCTAGTAACTTACATTTTCATACGTAAAGTAGGTACTGCTACATTAGATGCATCTGGTAACTATGAGGCACAAGGTAGCTATCTTAAATACGTAGAAGCCACAGCAGCGCAAGCATCAGTGTTTAATATTAAAACAGATTTAAGAACCTTCTATGATGCATATGCTTTTAAAGGTACAGATCATTTTTGGACACGGCATGGTAAAGAAACACTATTGGCTGCTCCAAACTTTTCTGAGAATGATGTAATTGAATTGCATTATCGTAAAAGATTATCTGCATTGTTTGCAAGATACACTCCAACCCTAGCAGGTTACTCTCATAGGGTAGTAGAGATTTTACCAACTTCAGTTATAATAGATGGACAGGCAAATCAAACACCTGTAGCTTCAACACAGCTAACATTGTTTTTCCCAACAGGGACTTCAGCAGCAGCGGTAGCCGCAGACCTAGCATTACCTGCACCACAGTTAACTCCAAAGACAGCAACTGCAACAGGTTATACAACATCTTATGTAATGCGTGGAACTCTTGCACCTAATTGGTTAAGAGATGAAAATGAAAGAATAGCTTTATTTGGTGCTCTTGTACATTGCTATGACTACCTAGGTGATATGGAAATGTATCAAAGGTATCAAGAGAAATTTATGAACACTATAATAGAAGTGAATCAAGAAGATAAGAATCGTGCTGCATCCGGTGGTAATGTTCAGGTCAACTTTAATTCACATTTAATCTGATGGAGATAGAGAATGCCAGATAGTTATAATAAGATAGAGGCTCCGGTAGCTTCTGGAGGTTTCTTTGGGACAGGTGTAGGAACTAATGAGATCTTACAAGGTGCTAGGGGTCCAAAAGGAGATACCGGAGATCAGGGTTCTCAGGGTGTCCAAGGTATACAGGGTATACAAGGTTCTCAAGGTATACAAGGAAACTCTGGTGATCAAGATAAAACAGTATATCTATATGACGCTGGATCTTCAACACCCTCGGCTATTGCAAGTGGGGCTGGATTTAATGTAGGGACTGGTGCAGCTGCCGACACAGGTACATGGGAAACAACTGTTCCCACAGTCAGTTCAAGTCAAAACTTATATATAGCTGTAGCTGTTCTCACACAAACTCAAAGTACTGGTAATTATTCTGGTGGAGGCTGGACACTTTATCAAGCGTCTGGTCCACAAGGTATCCAAGGTGTTCAAGGTATACAGGGTATACAAGGTGCAACTGGTTCACAGGGTGCAACTGGTAATGATGGTGATATAAACAAAGCATTGTATCTCTACGACTCTAGTGTTAACACACCTGCAGGTATAGCGAGTGGGGCTGGATTTAATACTTCTACAGGTGCAGCAACTGCTACTGGAAATTGGACAACTACTGTCCCATCTGTTTCAAGCGGAGAAGGTCTTTACGTAGCGGCAGCTGTTGTAACTCAAACTCAAGCTACTGGTAACTTTTCTGGTGGTGGTTGGGTAGTTTACAGAGTACAAGGCGCACAAGGTATCCAAGGTATACAGGGTATACAAGGTATCCAAGGTGCGACTGGTGGACAGGGTGCATCTGGGAATGTAGAAAATATTTGTAAGAACGTATCAGGCGCAAGTCTTGCAGTAGGTACTCCTGTGTATCAAAGTGGTATTACAGGATCTGGAAGTCTTATCTCTGTACAGGCTGCATCAACTAGTAATATGCCAGCAATAGGACTATTAGCTACAACATTAGCAAGTGGTGATTCAGGAGTTGTTGTAATAACAGGAACTGTATCAAGTGTAAACACATCTGCATACCCTCCCGGAACTTTACTTTATGTTGGGTCATCTGGTGGGTTAACTGCAACACCTCCGACAGGTGAAGCAAATGAAATTCAAAATATTGCTAAAGTAATAAAGTCAAACTCATCTTCTGGTGTGTTAATGGTTACTGGACCT